ACAAAGACAGCCAAGAAAAATTAGCTGCTCCTGTGGATAACTTTCCTGCTGTTGAATCTGCCGTGATTAATACCCCTGCTACTGGCGGTAAGTTTTCCATGTTCGAAGACTGGCTACCCGATGAGGATCTTCAGCGGCGGGCAGCTGTCTGGGGGATCATCCTGAAGACCCCGCCAGAGAAAACTGAGATTGCGGAGTTCGTGACGTACTGGATCGGGGAGGGTAAGTTTTTCACCCAGTCCCAGTGGGAGCAGAAGCTTGCGCGTAGTGTTTCACAGCGAAGAGCCAGACCGGCGGCTTCATCGGCAACAGCGAACCGCCAGCGTGACATCACTGTGATGCCCGTGCCAGACAAAGAAATCCCGGACGGGTGGAGAGGGTGACTGTTCCAAAACAGTAATAATCCTGCGCCAGCCGCATCAGATTTAATTATCTGGTATCAAGTCAGGCAAGGAGCAGGCAAAGCTTTAAGTACTCGCAGAACGCGATACAGAGCGTTTTAAGGGCATAGCGATAAAGCGCAAATGAGCGCATTTTTTTACTTGCTAAGTATTACCAAAATGGTAATAGTAACCAATTAGGTAACAGTATGCAGAAGCGTCTTTACGCACTGGGCAGACTCAAAACCGGCCAGATGAACAAATCCGAAACCGCCTACGCCGCTCACCTCGAGCTGCAGAAGCGCGCCGGGATCATCCTCTGGTACCGGTTTGAAGGTATCAAACTGCGCCTCGCTGACAGTTGCTTTATCACCGTCGATTTCGCCGTGATGTATGCCAGTGGCCAGCTTGAAATGCACGACGTCAAAGGCTCAAAGCGGATCTTCAGCGATGACGCCAGGGTGAAAATGAAGGTCGCGGCGGACTCGTACCCCTTCTCCTTCAAAGCGGTTTACCCAAAGCCAAAAGCCGCTGGATGGGACGTAGAAGAGTTCTGAACAGGTTAACCAGCGCAGCAAAAAGCGTGTTAACCCAAAAAATTGTGATTTTAGATAACGGTCTGAGGTGAAAAATATTTATGGAAAATAGCAAGTTAAGTGATGTTAAGGGAAAAGAGTTAGTCGCTGCAGGGCATGCGTTTGCCAAAGAGATCGGCATGGATACACCGCTGATCGAGATTGCGAAGATGGTGTCAGTGCTGGCAACCCGTCTGGATTGTGCGCTGGTGCGTGGTGATACGCTGGCGGCTGAGAATGTGGCGCTAAGAAATGCCCACCCTCAGCCATTTGGGCCAATCATGATGCAGGCACTCGACGCCTACGAAAAAGACCGCGAGCAGGAACCTGAAACTGGAATGCTGAATGCGTTCTTCATCCTTCGTGACAGCATCAATATCAAAACCCCAGCTACCGACGCCTACTTCAACTCTGTGCGGGCTGAGGGTGTGGCGATGTTTGCCAAGCACTGGGAAAGCAACTGCGCTCACGATGACACCTTTGTCGGCAAAAAGGCTGAGCATTTCGCCGCCCGACTTCGCGCCGGTAAGGAGAGTATGTAATGAGCATTAAGCCCCTAGAAGTTCAGCGTGATCAATATGGCTATTGGTCTCACCCTGATTATCTGGCGTTCTGTGACGGTCGTGAATTTATTCCTAATGCCGAATTTGACCAGTGGATGTCTGAGCACGGCTTGCAGTGGCGTGTTGAGTATCGTGATGAAGACATGATCGACCCCAATGTGGATGGTTGCGATATCTCTGCCTGGCAACCGGAAAGTCCTGAAGGTGAGCGCTGGTTTGTTGGCTCCATCCATGACACTAAAGACGGTGCGGTTTGTATTTGGCTTCGTGCCAGTAAGGATGGTGAGTGATGGCAAAGACCATGATCGATTTTACCGGCGCGAAGTTCGACCTGAACGGCAGCAGCTGCAACGTATTGCCGGATGGCACCCGAAAGAACGAAGTACAGCACCGCCGGATAATTCTGGCGGACGGCACCGAGTATCAATTTGATCGTTATGGCTGGTCTCGCTGGTTTCCAAACAAAGACCGTCGTCGTTTTTCTGACAGCTCCGGCTACTCCCGGAAATGTAACGACCGTTATAGCTGGATGCTGAATCAGGGCTGGAAAGAAAACTTTAAGGAGGCGGGTTAATGCCTAAATCCCCCGCCGAACGCAAAGCAGCACAGCGTGCTCGCCAGGCCGCTGCCGGTGGTAAAAAGCTGGAGCTGGCGCTGGATAGTCAGGAACTGGAGATGCTGGCGCAGAACTGCGCCGCACGCCGCCCCGGTCGCGAACCGTATGAGCTGAACGAGTACATAGCGTTGCTCATTCGCAAAGATGCCGCTGAACTGGCGCAGCAGATTGAAGCGCTGGCACAGCAGCAATGCGGTAAGTGCAAAGAGCAGCTTCCGGTGCAGGATTGCCCATGCAGTGGTGAGATGGCATGCTGGGCAACAAATGGATGGCATGAAACGAAATTGGTGATATAAATTAATGTGACATGTCACGGGAGATCAATATGTTCATAAAATTGAGCGTTACACATTCTCATCACCCTACCTTTGGCTTCAGACCAAATCAGTCTGTAACTGAAGAGTACGTGAATTTCGGCAGTGTTATACGGTTTTATCGCAGAGAAACAAGTGAGTTCACTGCAATACGATTTCAGGAAGGCACCCTAATAGGTGTTTCAGAAACTCCTGAAGATATATTTGAGAAACTCAAATAAACGGTTGTTAGCCGCCCAATTCGGCGGTTTTTTTACAACTCGACCAATGCTTTTTACCGGGAAAAGTTGATGAAGTTTTGACGCAAATTGGACCCGGTTTTTAAGAAGGAAAAAGGGACATGAGCTTGCACTCGCAAGATTGGATCAATATAGCAATCGCATTAGGTACGGCTACGGCAGCATTTGGTAGTTGGCGAGCAGCTAATACAGCAAAAAATTCTGTGGATGAAATGAAATTGCAATCAGATGATGAAAAGGACCGTTGGTTAATTAATCTCCTTCAATCAGTGGCGGCTGAATGTAACAAAGAGATAAATGAAGTTGGCATGTATAGAAATAATAGATCCGGGGTAAGTAGGGTTGCAACTCTTTGCCATGATACTATTGATTTAATACAACTGTATTCTCCTAAAAATAGCATAGATAAGCATCTTAGAACCTTTTGTACTTTTTTGCATTCATCAATTAGGGCTGAGCTAAAAAGTAGGGACATACTGAAGAACTTTACACCTGATGCACGCAGTGAAGATTTTCACTCAGACGCGGAAGAGTTTTATGATTTGGTAACTAAGCAATATGATAGAGTTTCAAAATATTTAATCAAATCTTGATTATGGAAATTCCATCCGCAAATGGAATTGTAGGTTACCCGCCCAGCTAAAATTACCCAATAGTGAATAGATTAATTTTCAACGCTTATAGCAACCAGTATCTGAGTAAGGAAAAATAGTATGGACGGAGGAATAGCTGCTTTACTTGCTGCGGCGCTAGGAGCAATTGGTGCGGCGATTGGTTTGATCATCACCAAAGAGAATAAGACATCTGAGTTTAGGCAAATATGGATAAATGAATTGCGAAATGCAATTGTAGGATTGTCACAGGCATATCAAGTGGCTGCTGAGAAATCGCCTAATACAGAAGAAGAGAAAATAAAAGCCAGGCTTGAAGTAAACAAACTGGTAGCTGAGATTCAACTGAGACTAAATAGTGCTAAACCCAACAAGCATGAGCGTGCACTTAAGGCTATTTTAGTGAAAGCTGAATCAGAAATTCTTAACATGGACGCAAATATCGTCAGTTTGTTAGTTGATTTGCTCAAGGCTGGAAGCAATGTATTAAAAATGGAATGGAAGAGAGTAAAACGTGGAGAGATAAAATATAGAATTTGCGTGTGGGTTGCATCTTCGCTAGCTATAGCATCTATAGTATTGTCATTGGCTTATGCCTACTATCATGTCGATCACTTGTTTGATGTGATCACTAAATAATTGAACACCTTATTTAAAGACCACGCCACGGCGGGTTTTTTATTGCCTCAACAAAAATTCATCGCTAAATTACTGGTTTTATGAACAGTTTTTTGGGGCTTTTATATGCGCACTTTCAACTCAGGCGGCACCCGATTTTACTTCATGGAGAAGGGCGAAAAGCTGCCCGATATCCACGCATCGCGAGACTTCACCAGCGGTTACATCATCTGGCCGCGCAGCAATGGCAAATGGGACGTGCGCTGGAAATTCTCCGGCGACTGGGAGGAGATAGTTGGTCATCAGTTCGATACAGAGAACGCTGCATTCCTCTGCGCGCACGATCATCACGTCAAGCGAAGTTAACCCGCCATTTGGCTGCTGTTATTTGCATGGTACTATTACCAAAACGGTAATTAATTTTGAGGTGTTACCATGCCTAAGCCGCAGTCAACCAAACCACTAACCGAGCAGATGGTGCGCTACTGCGAGGAGTACGTGAAGAACCCCGACGACCAGACCGCCTGCGCCATCACCGCCGGGTACTCAGCAGCGACAGCCGTTAATGCCGCCAGCCGCCTGATGGCGGATCCTCGCGTCAAGGAACGCATCGCACACCTACGCCAGGCGCGTAGCCGCAGGACAAAAATTGATGCCGATTACGTGCTTACACGGCTGGTGGAGATTGACCAGATGGACGTGCTCGACATCCTGACCGATGAAGGAGGCCTGAAGCCCGTGAGCCAGTGGCCCAAAGTCTGGCGAACGTCACTCAGTGCAATGGACATCAACCGGATCCGCATGGCTGGCGGTAAAGAGGATATTGAGTCGACCATGCAGAAAGTTAAGTGGCCGGACAAGGTGAAGAACCTTGAGCTGATCGGTAAGCACGTCGGCGTGAGCGCATTCAAAGAGGTGCAGGAGCTGAATATCAACATCAGCCTGGCTGATAAACTGGCCGCCGCCCGTAAGCGCGCCGCTGCTGGTGGCAAAGATGAGTAGCGCCGCCGATCTCGAGATGCAACTGATTGAGGACATCGGTGCGTTCACGCATGATCCATTTGGCTATGCGCTGTATGCGTTCCCGTGGGGTGAAGAGGGTACTGACCTGGCTTACTCCAAAGGTCCGCGCCAGTGGCAGGAAGACGCCTTTAAGCAGATCGGTGCACACCTGCAGAACCCTGTAACCCGGCACCAGCCACTGATGATTGGCAGGGCTTCCGGACACGGTATCGGCAAATCTGCGTTTATCTCAATGCTGGTGAAGTGGGGCATGGACACCTGCGAGGATTGCAAGGTGGTGGTGACCGCCAACACCGAAAACCAGCTCCGCACGAAGACGTGGCCAGAGATTGCCAAATGGCAGCGCCTGAGCATCACCCAGGACTGGTTCACCTGCACCGCCACTGCTATCTACAGCAATGACCCATCTCACGCCAAATCGTGGCGCGCTGACGCAATTCCCTGGTCCGAGAACAACACAGAGGCATTCGCAGGCCTGCACAACGAGCGCAAGCGCATCATCCTGGTATTCGACGAAGCATCGAACATCTCCGATCTGGTGTGGGAAGTTGCAGAGGGTGCGCTGACCGATGAGAACACAGAAATCATCTGGGTGGCGTTCGGTAACCCGACGCGTAACACCGGTCGCTTCCGTGAGTGTTTCCGTAAGCTGCGCCACCGCTGGAAGACGGCCCAGATTGACAGCCGATCGGTGGAGGGCACGAACAAAGAGCAGATTCAGAAATGGGTGGACGACTACGGCGAGGACAGCGACTTTGTAAAGGTCCGTGTGCGCGGCCTGTTCCCGTCAGCGTCAGAGGCGCAGTTCATCCCAACCGGGCTGACAGACGCGGCAGTTGGCAGGGTGATCACACCCGGTCAGGTGGCGCACGCTGCGACAGTCATCGGCGTTGACCCGGCGCACCAGGGCGGTGACCCGGCGGTTATCTACCTGCGGCAGGGGCTGCACACCAAAAAGCTGGGCGAGTACCAGCGCACCACTGATGACGTGCTGTTTGCCAAAAACATCGCGCAGTTTGAGGATGAGTACTGCGCTGATGCCGTGTTCATCGACTATGGCTATGGCACCGGCCTGAAGTCTGTGGGTGATAACTGGGGGCGAAACTGGCAGCTGATACAGTTCGGCGGTGGCTCAACCGATCCGCAGATGGCGAATAAGCGCGGCGAAATGTACAACGCCGTTAAGACCTGGCTGAAGGATGGCGGGCAGCTGGACAGCCAGCAGGTAGCTGAAGAGTTATCCGCGGCAGAGTACAAAGTCAGGCTGAAAGACAGCCGGATTGTGCTCGAGGATAAGACCAGCATCAAAGATCGCCTGGGTAAATCACCCAATGATGCTGACGCGCTGGCGCTTACTTTCGCGTTTCCGGTGATTAAAAAAACGATGCATCTATCGGGTTTAGAATCGGGGCGATGCGAAACTGACTATGACCCTTATGATTAAACATAAGGGGGTGCAAATTTTGCATTTAAGATTATTATGGAGCTATTAATTTCTCACATTTTTTAGCTCCATTAGCTCTGATTTTAAATCCGAGTTTTCAATGTGAAGTGTTTTGTTTTCACTGAACAAATTTGATGCTTCATTTTTTAATCTACCATTTTCGCTTCTTTCTTTAGATAGTTCTGATATGGTTAAATTTAGGTTCTTTTTAACATCACCCAGCTCAGAGAGCTTCTGGTTTAGAAAATTATTTTGCTCAATGAGTTTTATATTTTCCTGAGTTGCAATGTTTAAATTATTTGCAATAATAGAATTGTTATTTTCTAGGCTTTGCAGGCTATCGACATTATTCCTCCTGAGTGCTTCATCCAAGGCTGATTTTTCAGAAAAAATTTTACGATTCAGAATCTCTATTGTTATTTTTGCATCGTCTAGTTCTTTTGTCAGTTCACCTGTTCTCTCAGTAGAGGTAATAATTGCTTCCTTCATATCCTGTATTTCTTTCTGAGCATTAACTTTGTGCCTGTCATAAGTTACATCTTTTTTTGCTCTAAACCTTTCAACGGATATATCCGCAATAAGCATTTTTTTTCTTCTAATAGCAAGGAGGGAAGACGTTCTGCTTAAAAACCTAGATTGAAAATAAGTTACTTTTTCCGTGCACCAAGGAAGAACTAAGGTAAGGATAACTGCAGAAATAAATGGAAGTATATACATTAAAGGATAGGCTGAGTTTATAAATCTCACTCTCTCCTGCATGGGCAGGTCGCTAAAAAAAATAATAGCAACCGCCTCCCAGTTAAAAGCAAGCCAAGTAAAGATGAATACGCCATAAAATGGATTGCTAATTCTTTCGGTAGAGGTTTTTTTCAAAGATGCCAATAATTCTTTGATGAAATCGAGCATGATGTGACCTAATAGGTAACGGATTATGATGAATCATACCCATAAAACCGAGTTAGGAATAGTCTCAGTAGCGGTGCGGGGTGCAAAAAAATACCCGCACAAGGCGGGCAAAGAAACACAGCAACATCACGGTTCTACGGCACATCAGGTGAGAACACTTAGCGCCTCTGGGGCGCTCCTGAACGCCCGCCAAATGCTCTCGCCTGATATGTGTGGTGCCGGGTGCCTCCCGGTGCTCTGGTCAGACTGACAGAAACCAGAGCGGAAACTCTTAGACTGTGTGCAGTTTGTGTCAGTCTTCCGCGTGCGCTGGCCGCATTCACCACATGGAAAGACACTTCTAAGCATCTTTCAATCTGGTGCCGGGATGATGCCCGGCTTATCCACCGCCTTTACTTTTAAGCCCAATAAACTGCTGCGGTACTCCGGGCTATGGCCGACGTGTCAGTGCTCTCCATGGCCTAACTATTACCATTATGGTAACTATTGTCAAATGCTTTTGCTTATTAGTGGTCAAAATAATGCGTATATGGTTTAATTTTGGTAATTATCCAAGGGAGTTACAGCCATGTGCATGGGTTCAAAACCTTCCGTACCGTCAGCCCCAGAAGTTCAGGCCGCGCCACAGGCGCAGGATGATGCCGTAGTCAGCGCCCGAGACGATGAAGAACGCCGCCGCCGTGCTGCTGCCGGACGTGCTTCAACTCTGCTGACTGGTTCACAGGGTGACACTTCAAAGGCGAATACCAGCAATAAAACGCTGCTGGGTCAGTAACAGGAACCGGGGCAATCATGGCCGAAGAAACGCTGAAGCAGCGATTAAACAAACAGCTGGGAATGCTCACCGATGAGCGGACCACATTTAATTCACACTGGCGCGAGCTGTCTGATTACATCAGCCCGCGTTCCAGTCGCTTTCTCGTTTCTGATGCCAACCGGGATAACCGCCGCAATACCAGCATTGTTGATCCGACCTGCACTCTGGCAGAGCGCACGCTATCCAGCGGCATGATGTCGGGCATCACCAGTCCGGCGCGCCCGTGGTTCACGCTGTCAGTTTCAGATCCGGCAATGAAAGATTATGGCCCTGTGAAGTTATGGCTGGAGGATGTGCAGCGCCGCATGAATGAGGTGTTCAACAAATCGAACCTTTATCAGTCACTGCCCATTGTCTATGCACAGCTCGGCACCTACGGCACCGCCGCCATGGCGATACTGGAAGATGACGAAGACATTATCCGCACCTACCCATTCCCGATCGGCAGCTATTACGTATCGAACAGCGCGCGTCTGAGTGTTGACACGGTTTTCCGTGAATTCCGTATGACCACTCGCCAGCTGGTGGAGCAGTTCGGCCTGGACAACGTGAGCGAAACGGTTAAAGGCCAGTGGGCTACCCAGACCACGGAAGCCTGGCATGACGTTATCCATGCTGTTTACCCGAACGTGAACCGCCAGACCGGCAAGATGGACGCCAAAAATAAGCGCTACAAATCGGTTTATTTTGAGAAAGCTGGTGATGACAAGATCCTGCGTGAATCCGGTTTTGATGAGTTTCCGATCCTGGCACCACGCTGGGAAGTGAACGGCGAAGACGCCTATGGCAGCAACTGCCCGGGCATGACTGCGCTGGGTCAGGTCAAAGCGCTGCAGCTCGAGCAGAAGCGCAAAAGCCAGCTGATCGACAAAGCCACTAACCCGCCAATGGTCGGGCCTTCTTCATTGAAGAGCCAGCGCGTTTCACAGCTGCCTGGCGCTGTCACCTACGTTGATCAGCTGACCGGTCAGGACGGACTGAAGCCGCTCTACATGGTCAACCCGAACACGGCTGATCTGCTGAACGACATCCAGGACACCCGCGACATTATCCGCAGTTCCTACTTCGTTGACCTGTTCCTGATGCTCCAGAACATCAACACCCGCAGCATGCCGGTGGAAGCAGTTAACGAGCTGCGAGAAGAGAAACTGCTGATGCTCGGGCCGGTGCTTGAGCGCCTGAACGATGAGTTCCTTGATCCGCTGATTGACCGTGCGTTCGCCATCATGCAGCGCAAAGGCATGCTGCCGCCAGCGCCGGAGGTGCTGCAGGGTACCGCGCTGCGCATCGAATATATCTCCGTCATGGCTCAGGCGCAGAAGTCGATTGGCGTCAACAGCATGGAGCGCTTCGTGGGCTTCGTGGGCGGCATGGCGCAAGCCAAACCTGAAGCGCTCGACAAACTGGACATCGACAAAATCATAGACAGCTACGGCGACTCTATCGGCGTTTCGCCGTCTGTCATCGTGCCTGATGAGGAGGTTCAGAAAATCCGCCAGGCGCGTGCCGAGCAGATCCAGCAGCAGCAACAAATGCAGATGGCACAGGCAGCAGTGGCCGGTGCTAAAGACCTCAGCCAGGCAAATCTGGAAGGGCCAAACGCGCTCAGCGCCATTGCGGGAGGCATGCAGCAATGACTGATTTCGATGATGAGCAGCGCCTGAAAGACGCCGAGCAAAATCAGAAGCTGGCTGCAGAACGCCAGCGCGACGACCTGAAGCACGTCATGTCATCAGTGCAGGGCCGCCGCCTGATCTGGTTGCTGCTCAGTAATGCCGGTGTGTTTGCGCTGTCATTCACTGGCGATAACGCGGCCACCAATTTCAATGAGGGACGACGCAGTGAAGGACTCCGCCTGTTTAACGAGGTGATGACTCACTGCCCGGATCTCTATCTGACCATGGCGAATGAAGCCAGAGAAGACGAGGAAAAAGCCTGATGCCGTATACCGATATCAAATTCGTGCGCACGTCATCCATCGCCGAACTGGAAACGATGCTGCCGCCGCTGCTGAAACAGGGTTACCAGCCGCTTGGCGCAGTACAGATCCGTAACTCTGCTAACTCGCAGGGCGGTTACGACTTCTTTCAGGCGATGGTTATCGGTGACAGCTCGGTGCTGGCGGCCAATCAGAAACTGCTGACCGATGGTGACGCTATCACGGTACAGAACAGCGCCGGTGTCGCAGTGGCTGGCACGCACAGGATTTCGATTATCAACGGTGCGCTGGTGCTGAAGCTTGATGCCACAGTCGCGCCGCTGATCAACGGCCAGGTTCAGAACAGCGTGCCGGTAACTAATAACGCGCTGCTGTCTATCGGCACCACCAATCGCAAGGTTACCAGCACGGTTTCTGCTGGTGCAGTGACCAACTTAACGATCGCATAAGAGGCTCTATGAACTCCTTATTCAAAATGCTTTTTCACACGCGCTATCAGTCAGAGGCATCAGCAGCTGAAGCACCAGCCACTGGCGGCGACGCTGGCGCACCAGCTTCTACCACCGGCAATGAGTCAGCGCCAGCGGGTCAGGAAGGCACTCAGACGGAGCAGCAGCCTGGTGAAGAAAAGCCAGAAGGCGCAGGCCAGAAGCCTGATGCAGAAGGTGAAAAACCGGACGC